TTAAGTCCTTTGGTTCATGACCAATCTTTAATCCTATTGCAGCCATAAGAGATTGTACTTCTTTATTTTGTACCACCTTTGAATCAGGAATCTCTCTTACATTAATAAATTTACCGCGAAGAGGAAACGCACCTTGCGTTAGCGGATCACGGTAACGACGAAACGCAGAGGATGCAGAGTCACCTTCAAATATTGCAAGAGTACAATTTTTTCTATCACCGGTTTTCTTAGCATCGATTAATTTAATTACCTTTGACTTATCGAGGTTATTATTTAATTTTCTAAGTTTTGCTCTTTCTTCGGCTGCCTGCTTTCTTTCAATCCAGTCAAGAACAGATTGGATGATTTCAGATGCAAATACTTGTTTAAGAATCTTTTCTGATAGTTCATGTATACTCCCAAAGTCTTTAGGTTCAGTAATGAGTTTCTCCTTAGTTTGAGACGAGAATGCAGGATTAATAACTGTGCAATCAATAAAGAGAAAGATGTGTTGTTTTAGATCGGTTGGTTTTACATCAACCCGATATTTTTTCTTAATCTTTTCTCTAAGGTATTGGATGATTTGAAATGTAACATTATTAACATGGGTGCCACCATCCTTTGTTTCAACCGAATTGACGAATGATATTGCTTTAAATCCTGATGTTGAATGTCCTATACCAATTTTCCAATTAGGAGACTGTTCATAGAAAACATTATCAGTATAAAGATCTGCATATTCTTTAAAGTTCTTAAACGATATTAAGGTATCATTAAGATAGATCTTAAGCAAAGTATTACATGCAGCAATATCATAAAGCCTTTTCTGAATCATTTGCAGAGAAGACTTATCAATTTTCTTCATTCCAAATCTTTCAAAATCTGCAATATAAGAAATTTCAGTATAGCCTTTCTTATGTGATTTAATTACAGGTTCTGTCTTTTTGGACATGTTATCTGAAAATACCTGCACAAATGATTTTTTACCATCACATGTTTCAATTTTGAATTCTTTACTAAAGATATTGGTTAATGTACTACCTACACCATTAGTACCTACAACAGTACGGTCTTCAGTATCATCAAAATTACTACCAGTCTTAAGATTACTAAAGATCATTTCTGGAACCCATTCTCCGTACTCTTTATGGATCTCTACAGGAATTCCTCCATTATCCCAGATTGATATTCTGCCAGATACTTCATCAATAGTAATTTTAATCTGGTTAAGTTGAGGATTTCTTTTATGTTCATCAACTGAATTTGATACGATCTCGTCAAAAAGTTTTATGAAACCTGGATTATAAGTAATCTCCGTAGGTTCAAATTTACCTTTCTTTTCGTTAAGAAGAAATACTTCCTCGGTATGCGGTTTAATTGAACCGATGTACATACCTGGACGAAGGAGAACGTGTTCAGTGTCAGTAAGTTTTTGATACCTCTTTTCTACACTTACGGCCATACCTTTTATTTTTATATGCTAAAACTCTGTTTGGTTTAATTATATTGATGTCTAAGTGTAAGTTTCAGAAAGGCTTTATATGAATTATAGGCTTCCCTAAATCGTGGATCTTTTTCATTATGTTTCCATTTTGCTGAAAACAAATGAATAAGTTTAACCAAAGACTCGTAATGAACGGTCTTGTTGTCTTTGTTTAGGATAACCCTGCGTACCCAAATAAAATCCTTTTTCATACCTAAACTATTTATTCAAATATAATACATAGATATGATTTCTGAAAGAGCGGAAGGTGAGGGGATCGAACCCTCGCGCCGTTGCCGACCTAACAGTTTAGCAAACTGCCCCCTTCACCACTTGGGTAACCTTCCTTTATCTACAGCAATAATCAGCTGCACGAGTTGCAATTTGCTCGTTAGGTTTTACATTTACTTTATAGCCCAGAGAATTTGCCCACCCTTTAGCCGCAGAAATAATTCTATATGATTTGTGTTCTTCATCTCCGTTATAGTCCATATCAATTTGAACCTTAACATTAATCTGTTGTGTAAGCCATTCAGCGGTTTCAATACTCATCTCGGCTTCTTTCCAAAGACGTGTCCACATATCAGTGATCTTTGGCATTTTATGTTTAGTAAAAATATAATGTACACCTGATGATCCAAAGCGATATGCTATCACTGTGCTATACATAGTTACATCACCATGATTTTGTGAATCGGTTCCAATGTGAATCGATGCATGAGGATAATTCTTTAACTGCTCGAGGGTGTGATCTATCACATTAACCTTGACTCCATTTGTCTTTCTAAACACCTTCATTCATTTTATGTATTTCGCACGCCTGGATGGGTTCGAACCACCGACACCTGGTTTTGGAGACCAGTGCTCTACCAACTGAGCTACAGACGCATTTATTGAGGCACCAACAGGAATCGAACCTGTGTGAAAGGTTTTGCAGACCTCCACCTAACCACTCGGCCATAGTGCCATTATGGGTGATTAATGGGAGTCGAACCCACGACCTTCTGAACCACAATCAGATGCTCTAACCAACTGAGCTATAACCACCATGTGTTGGAATAGGCAGACTCGAACTGCCGACCCTTCGCGTATCAGACGAATGCTCTAACCAACTGAGCTATATTCCAATGTCACAGGACCCGCACCCTGTTCTGAACTTGTACTTTGTTCTATTAAGCGTTTTTGCTCCCCGGGGGAATTACGATATCCCGACCCCATGATTAACAGTCATGTGCTCTGCCTCTGAGCTACCGAGGAATAAAAGTAATAAGCAGAGGCTTTGGGTTAGACACGCCCTAATATTACATAGGAGACCCCTTAGATGCTTACCTATTACTTAGTGGTGATGGACGGAATCGAACCGCCGACACAAGGATTTTCAGTCCTTTGCTCTACCAACTGAGCTACATCACCATTAGTAGTCAATAAAGGACTCGAACCCTTATCTCTTGATCCGTAGTCAAGTGTTCTATCCAATTGAACTAATCGACTAAATGTGGACCTTGCAGGGCTCGAACCTGCGACCTGCGGATTATGAGTCCGATGCTCTAACCAACTGAGCTAAAGGTCCAAATGTTGGAAGGGACGGATTCGAACCGCCGTACTCCGAAGAGAGCAGATTTACAGTCTGCCGGTTTTAACCACTCACCCACCTTCCAATAAAAGAGAGACTTCGGGTCTTTCGGGCATTCTGTGATATAATCAACACATCTGAATCTCCTAATGCCTTTTTGACAGTCAGCGGGATTAAGACCATATCATACAGCTTCACTATCTCTCTTGGTGCACCCTGATGGTTTCGAACCACCGACCCTCTGCATGTAAGGCAGATGCTCTCCCACTGAGCTAAGGGTGCATTAGTACCGAAGAAGGGACTCGAACCCTTAAGCCGTTAGGCACTGGTTCCTAAGACCAGCGTGTATACCATTCCACCACTTCGGCAAGTTGTAGGATATCGCTTAACCTACTGTGATTGCGCCTTTCACATTTACATCTTATAGCTACATCCTAAACGGGAAAACTATGATGTACGATTTTTTTGTGATCCCGGCGCGGCTCGAACGCGCGGCCCATACATTAAAAGTGTATTGCTCTACCAACTGAGCTACGAGATCTTAGTGGAGGTAGAGGGATTCGAACCCACGACCCTCTGCGTGCAAGGCAGATGCTCTAGCCAACTGAGCTATACCCCCAAAGTGTAGGTAGCCTTCCTACTGTGTAACCGTACGTGTTACTTTAGGTTATGCATTAACCTCGGCATTTTTTGGCGGCCCGTACGGGACTCGAACCCGTGACCTTCGCCGTGACAGGGCGACATTGTAACCATCTCTACTAACGAGCCAATAAGAGGGTGGCGAAAGATTTGCGATCCTTCATTTCTACTTCTGAATATGCTGATTAAGTCGACTTCACAGCAGGAATTTCATTTTCGTCTAGATACCACCTTTGTTGCGGGGATGGGAATCGAACCCATGTGGTTCGGCTTATGAGACCGAGCTGGAACCATCTCCAGTCCACCCCGCAATGTTGTAGTCCGTACGGGGATCGAACCCGTAAGCTTCTCCGTGAAAGGGAGATGTCCTAACCAATTAGACGAACGGACCAAATAATGTTTGAGCCTCCGATAGGATTCGAACCTACGACCCACTGATTACAAATCAGTAGCTCTACCAACTGAGCTACAGAGGCAAAATACAGGATACGTTTTGGCTTCAAAGTTGCAGTTTGATAAAATTTGCTGTATGTATCCTTGTAGGGAAGACAGGGCTCGAACCTGCGACCCCCTGGTCCCAAACCAGGTGCGCTACCAACTGCGCTACTTCCCTATATGTTGCCCCCAAAGGATTCGAACCTCTACACTGTGGACCAAAACCACATGTCCTGCCATTAGACGAGAGGGCAATTTAAAGCGGAAAGAGAGGGATTCGAACCCCCGATACCTCGCGGTATGCCGGTTTTCAAGACCGGTGTAATCAACCAACTCTACCATCTTTCCGTTGGTACCTCAATATGTCAAAGAACGAATTTGAAATTCTATTCTAAACAAATATAACTCATTCAATCTTTTTCTGAAAGAGACCCATAAAAAAAGCCTCCCGGAATTTTTTATCCAGGAGGCTTAGTATTATAAGTGTTTTATCTTATCAGCTCCTGCCTGGACTTGGTGTAATTGAATCCGCCTGCGGAAAATTCTTTTCCACATTACTAAGAATCCAATATGTACATCCGTGCAGTTGCATTGAAATTGTTTTATTTGTTATTTATATATACTCACATTGTGTTTGTTTCACATGTGTGAGAATTTGAGCGGAAGACCGGGTTCGAACCGGCGACCCCGACCTTGGCAAGGTCGTGCTCTACCAACTGAGCTACTTCCGCAGAAACAGGATGCATTGGGTTGTAGTTTACAAGTCTAGTCCAAAGTTGCTGTATGCATCCTTTTTGGTGGAGGTGATGGGATTCGAACCCATGTCCGACTAAGGAACCTAAATCCCTCATTCACAAGCTTAGGCCATTTTTCTTAATGGCCAAAATAAATGGTTCCTATTTTGACATCGTTACCAATAACTATGTCGAGTTCACTTATAAGGTAGTACTCTGAACGAGACCTTGAATTCTCATTCTTTTTAATATCTCACGATGAGTGCGAGACTGATTAGGCTGCTACAGCGTAATCAGCACCAATGAAAGCCATTGCGTCTTCCCAGGTGAATGAAGATTTCTCTTCGCCTTTTATTGTGCGATAGGTGTTTAAGGGTTTCCATCTAACCCTGCTTGCATCAGTAACCTAATTTCAGCTTAATCGTCAAAACCTGGTCACCCCCAATATGTTAAAGAACGTACCTTTATTTATATAATCGCGGTTAACGATTGTTTACTGGAGCTCTCCAAGATTCCATTTGTTCGCGGCGATTCTTTTGAATCATATCCCATTCCATACGATCATATAGAACATAGGAATACTTCCACCCACAGTCATCATCATAGTCAGAATCTTCTTCTACCACAATAGAATGACCAAGGATTTCTTGAAGAGTTTTCCAATCTGTTGGTCTCCAATACCCAAAGCGAAGGTAATTATGATTACCGCCACCAAAGATACGGCATACCTCGAATTGCCCTAAGGCATTTTCAATCTGTTTGAGTTTTTCAATTTCTATTTTCATCTTTCTAAAATTACAAAGTTACCAAATTCGCGATCAAATACTTGAAGGAGATGTTCATAATCACCACTCATCATTTCAGTGGTAAGTTCTCCGCGCCTATTCGGTTGATACCCTAATTGCTTTGCTAAGTTTTGTGCAAGACCAATTAGTGCGAATGCATTTCCATCAGGGCCTGTAAGATCAATTACTATAGGGCCAGTTCTTTCGTGTTTTTCTCGTATCATATTACATGCATTGATAAGTTTCAGACTTAGACCAGTATTCATAGAATGCGGCAGCAGATTCTGTAACTTCAGTAAGCTTAATACTTTTGAAGTAGACTCGGTTTCCAAAGACAGACTTTAGATTGACCGTATTCTTTGTGCAGTTTGATACCCGGTAGAATCCACCTTGGTATGTTACGATTGATCCTTTGTTAATTTGATTTTCCATATCCGTTTAATTTTATATAAATATAAAACAAATTTTTGGGATTTGAAAATATTTGGGAGACTTTTTTCTCTCCAGATGAAAAAAGTTATTAACAATTTAGAATGGCATTGGAGACTCTGCCTTTAACTTTTCTATAAGCTTTCTTGCAATGATTTTGGTTTCTTTTGCAAATTCACCTTTATCAATCATCCATTCAATATATCTGGAATCTGCTTCATAAACTTCTTTAAAAGGTTTACCTGCCCATTTTCCAAAATTAAAGATGATTTCTTTTTTCCCGTTAATTTCGGCAAACTTAAACTTACCGCTTAGGTCAACTTGCGTTTGACGAGACTCATTAACCGCTTGGTCAATTTCGGCAGCAGATCCTGGCATATCATATAGTTTACGTTGTGCCTGGAAGATTTCCATTGTTGCACGAATATCTGCTTCTGCACGGTGTGCACCATCTAAAGTTTTACCTGTGTACTTGGTATATGCAGTACTAAGATCTCGTCTTTCGTATTTAGAATAGATTAGGAACGGATCAATAACGGCCTTACCGCGAGGATTAAATACAAGACCAGCTCGCATAAATTCTTCAGTAAGCATTGGGATATCAAAGTAAAGTGCATTATAACCACCGAGGTCGCTATCACCTATAAAGTCCATAACTTCTTTGGCAATATATTCAAACCTATCCTGGTCTTCGAGCATATCTGGTGTGATTCCATGTTTATCAATCGCTTCTTGGCGCCATTCAATACCAGGCCCAGGATTTACGAGTGTATAAAAAGATGAGATCTCATTACCTTCAAAATCAGTTTTGATCATACAGATCTCAATAATCCTATCTGTTGCTGTGTTAACACCAGTAGTTTCTAAATCAAACCAAACAATACTCTTATCCATAATTACTATACTTTTAGTGGAACAATCCGTTAATTTTATATAGTAACCAGATAACTTAGTTTTAGGTTTCTAAGAAAAAGATTTATTAATTACCTTCGGTAGGAATGAGTACGGCAATTTTTCCAGGTAAACCACTCATTGTAGAATTTAGGTTACCTAAAGTAGTATTAATACTTCTAAGAGTTACTGAAAGACCTTTATCTCCGCCTCCACCGCCAGCATTACCATCAGATGTTGTTGTGGTGGTAGCAGTAGAAGTATTACTTTGATTTAACGCATCTCTAATGTCTTCGACGGCACTAAGTAATTGAGCATATGCAGCTGCATTGTTACTTAATTCACCTGCGCCCTTAAATAGATTTGCAAATGATTCTGCTTTATCTGCATCTATCTTATTAATAGCGGCAGCCATTTTATCCATACCTTCAGCAGCTTTATGAATAAGTCCTTTTCCAGCATTCTTAGATATTTCAGAAATAAATCCTTGCATATGATCGACCTGGGACTTAAATTTAGGTTTCTCATAGTAATATGTAAATGTATCACCTATTGATGTAAAGATCTCTTTAATGCTTTTTGCAATTGCTTGTGGATTCTTAAGATCCGTAAATGCCTGTAAACCTTTTGCAATATTTTCTAATTCTTTACCTGCACCCTTTACATTCTCAATACCTTTTTGAACAAGGTTTTCATCCCAGCTTATACCAAACAGAGAACTTAATCCAGTTGAATCTTCCTGTTCTTTTCCACCTATTGCCATAAATGCATCACCTACAAACATAAGGGTATTTTTAATCGTATATCCTAACTTTTCAAAATCAACATTATTAGAAATCATATCTTGAAAAGACTTAAGACCATTTGCAATTAAATTAAGTTGCTCACCAGCACCCTTTACACTCTCGACACCCTTTTGGACAAGGTTTTCATCCCAGCTAAAAATAAACCACCCATCCTCTTGTTCCATTCCACCTATTGAAGCAAAGGCTTCTCCTACAAAGGTAATTGATTTTTTAACAGCACCTGCTAATGTATCCCAGTTAATATTTTGATCAACCATGTCTTGGAATGTTTTAAGACCTGTTGCAATATTAGTAAGTTCTTGACCTGCACCCTTTACAGAATCAATACCTTCAGCAACTTTATTCTTTTCAATTCCAAAAAGAGATCCCATAATTCCACCTGCCTGTACATTACCTTGACTTGCAACCGCAGCAAAAGCTTCGCTAACAAAACCTACGGTATTTGTAACAGCATAACCTAATGTACCAGGAGCATATCTTCCGTTTGCATCAGGTTGTCCAAATTGAACACCACCATCAATTAATGCCTGGAATGATTTAAGACCCTCTGCGATGTCTTTAAGCGCTTTACCGGTTCCCATAACTGATTGGATACCTTCCTGTACCTTATTCTGTTTAACATTAAATAAAGTATCAAAGAAACCACCACCTTGGACATTTCCTTCATTGGCTACGGCGGCAAAAGCAGTTCTAATAAATCCTACTGTGTTTGTAACAGCATAACCTAATGTACCTTCTTCATAATTACCATTACCATCAGGTTGGCCAAAACTAACTCCGCTATCAATAAGAGATTGGAATTCTTTTAGGCCTTTGGCAATATCTTTTAATGCTCTACCGGCGCCTAGCACTGAATTAATACCTTCTTCAACCGCAGTTCTCTTAAATCCAAACATTTGACCAAAGAAAGATGAACTAGGTACCTGTTCGCTTGATCCTGCTAATGCAAATGCAGTAGTAACACCATTTAACATTGTTACCAATTCTTTAGATAACTCATCATTCCATCCAACTTCTTTAAACTTATTAAGACCAAATGATAATGTTGTTAATGCAATACCAGCAGCAGTAAAACCAGCAGCGGCTTCAACCATCCTAACAGCATCGACTGCGCCAGTAATAGCTCCGCCTAATTTAGCAAAAAATCCTTCATCTGCATCGGCATTACCTAAGAATGCTGATTTAATACCAACTAAAGTAGTTGTCATAGCAGAAGCATCATCCTCAGTAAAACCTACTGCTTTAAATAAAGCCAAACCACCAGATAATACAGCTAAAGATATTCCAACTGCAGCAAATGCTGCAGACCCAGCTAATATAAATAATGCCCCAGCACCAGCCGCAGCAAATTCTAAACCTAATGCTAATAGGATACCTGATTGTACACCTACATCTTTCAGAGTCATATCCTCTGTTACCTTGGCAAACGGTAAATATCCAAGACTAAATACAAGTAATCCAAGTCCCATAGCAGCAACCCCTATAGCCCCTTTAATTAATTGACTAGCAAGTAATCCAGCCGCAGCAACAGCAGCTCCGACACCAATTAAAATTGCTGATTGTATACCTAATCTTTCAAGAGTTATATCTTTTGTTACCATTGCAAACACTAGGTACCCAACAGAAAATACTATTAAGCTCAATCCCATAATTAATAAACCAACCGCACCCTTTCTGATTTGCTTATCAAATAATCCTATAAGAGCAAATGCTCCACTTATAAGAACAAGAGTTCCTACCATTGCTAGCAGAATGATTGGGTTTAATAAGATAAATAGAGAAGCTAAAGCAAATAGAACTAATCCGGCACTAAAGAAAACTAATGATCTTCCCATTAATAAAAGAGCTCGGGCACCCTGTCTGATTGGTCTATCAAATTTACCTAATAGTGCAAATGCTCCTGCAAATAATACTACGGTCAGTAATATAACAGGAGCCATAACAATACCTATAATAGAAGCAATTGCAACTACTACAAGCCCTTTTGCAAATTTAATTAATGAGTCACCCATTAGGCCTAATGCATCGGCGCCTTTACTTATCACTTTACTTTTCTTTCCTATCATTTCAAATGTAGGAAGTAATATCTTTAATGTAGCTTTAAGTAAAAGAGCACCTACATATCCTGGTATAAGTAAGAATGCAGCCGCAGCCAGCCCTCTTGCAAATTTACCTATGTTTGCTGCTATTTTTTCAAATGCTTCTGACCCTTCTTTAATCTTTTTTGTATCTAAATCATCAAAGACAGCCATTATTTCCTTAATGGTTGATGAAAATTTTCTAATAGCACCTTTAGGTACTAGCATAAAAGTTAATAGACCGAACGCTAAAGAAGAAGCACCACCACCTAACATTTTGATGGCTTCTGCTCCTTCTTTAAGTTTATCTTTATCCATAGGTTTACCTCCTACGGATATTGCACCATTTTTCGTATTTGTAGCAATCTGTTTTAATAAATCTGTCTGTACTTGTAATTCGGCTACAATTGCTTGACTTAACTGCCCACTACTTCCACCGGCAACAGCAGCAACCACAGCATCTAATTTTGATGCAGTTTCTTCAGTCGACTTTGCTATCTTGGTTAGAGGATCCATAAGATCCTTTAAGGTTACTACTGCCATTCATGGAGTTATTTTATTAGTTAACGTCAACCGTCCAGCCGTTACCTTCTAGGACCGCTTTAGCAGCAAGACCAGTTGCGCTAGGAGTAGCATTAGTTCCTCCGTTTAACTCAACATATCCACCTGATACACCGTTTGTAGAAAGAGCAACTAAGATGTTATCTACCGCTTCTTCCGTTAGGTCACAGTTATATGCATTTACATCATAGCCGCCATTACCTAGAGGTTGACTGCTATCAATAATTATCTCGGTTAAATCTGTATTTCCATTAAGATCAAATCCAGTTAATGAAGGTAACATTGATATGTCAAGACTACCTGCAATAAGAGATTGGTCAGCATCAAAAAATTCAAGATTAACTAATCCTACAAGATCTGGGAATCCACCTGAAAAATCACTATCGTCTACACGAAGCTCAATTAAATTATAGCAACCTGATAAATTAACAGAAGTTAATGATGGTGTGTTTGTATCAACAAGATCACAGTCACTTATATCAATATATGTAAGGTTTGTTAAACCAGAAAAATCTACACTTTCTAACGCATTATAGTCTGCCCTAAATTCTTGTAAATTAGCAAGGGTTTGTAAACGTGATATTGACTTAATAGGTGCATCACCATCACCAGGAAAATTTAATTGTAAGATTTTTAGAGGATCATCAAAGTATACTTTAACTGTGTAATCGCCAATCTCATCATATGTATGGTTTTCGCTGTAATAGCCACCACCACCTGAATCCACATGTACATTACCATCACCCCATTCAATTGTAAATTCAATAGGTTCACCAGTAGAAGTAAAATCAAATTCAAAGTAAGTACTGTCAAAGGTATTTACTACAAATTCCAATGAAGGTGTTCTACCACCCCCACCGCTACTTGAGTCTCCGGTTGCAGCAACAGCTGACATATTTCTAACCGCTTCTTGTAATGCCTGTGTTCTAATTTCAGAAAAAGCAGCCTGGCTCTTTGCCTGAATATCTTTAAGAATTTGTTGTCTATCCATTATCTTTTGTCTTTATTTATATATTTAGAATCTTGGCATACTTATCTTAGGCATAGAAGGTTGCTTATAACTAGACATATTTTTATTCATATTGGTAGCATTTTTCTGCATTCCAGCTATGTTATACTTATCTTCAGCATCTTGATTTTGTTTCTTTTCTTCATCATTACGTTCTTTAATGATGTCATTATAGATTTCAAGAGTATACTCAAATTCATAATATGGAAGCATGTCCAGCTCGGTAGGCTGAACATGCAATTTTTCCATAAGTAATACCCTGATCTTATAGAAGTTCAGAAGAGATATCTTGAATAATGAACAGAGATTTGATTCCGCCGGGAAAGGAAAGCGGAACTGTGACCTCCGCGCCACAAGATTGACATGGGTAAACAAATTCAGGCTTAATACCTATTTTCATTTTTTCCACCAATCTAAAAATTATTGAATATTTACCAGAATCCCATCCTTGGAATGATGTCATAGCAGAGAAGATTTGCTTTTCATCAAATCCTCGCCATTCTCTTTGCACATAAGGAAGTATACCAAGAGAAGATTTATCCCACGATTTATTTTCTTCCTCTCTCTTTCTTGCCCAATCAGTAATAGCTCTCATAACACCAATTGTAGGTGGTGCTAATACTAATTCACCGTGGCTTTTGGTTGGAATAGTGTAGCATTTATTTACAGAATCATAATACTTTTCAATAAGATCATCTACTTCATTAAACTGAAGATTGGCTGTTTTTAATTCTACACTATCCTGTGACTTACATGAACCTGAAGTACATTTCTTTTTACCTACTGGCATCATTAATTTAGCTTCACCATTTTTGAATGTAAGCTCTCTGATTGAAAGTAAAACATAAATACGGTCTTCTTCAAGAATATCACGATATGATCCTCTTTGGTTACCGTACATAATTTTAGTACAGCCTACAAGAATAGAATTTAGTTTTTCATCTACGTCTCTAATGTTTTCTTCATCGATTGTAGAGAAATCTCTAATCTCACCAACTCTTGCAGCTCTAATATGAATTTCAAAATCTTCACGATAAAATTTACCAGCAGAAGGAAGATTTCCTAAATCTAACTTCATATAACCGGTTAACTCCTGAATTCTTCTAATCTCAGGATCGTCTGGTGAAGTAAGTCCCATCCCTTTGGTTGGATCAACTTTACCTAAATTTGTAATTTTACCATCATTAACTACTGTTGCTGGTTGAATGCCTTCTGCTGCTTCAAACTCTTTTTTGATATTTTCTTCGTGATTACTCATGTTATTTGTTTTTTGTTAATTGTTTTTCTGGTGTAGTTTCTTCTACAATATGTTCAACAATAATGTTTCTAACATATCTTGAGATAGGAATTGGCCTAATACCAGATTCCATTGATTTTTGAATGATAATAGTATTTAAGTTATCTTCATCCTCAGGTGTTAAAAGAACTTGTAATTTTTTTGTCAATTTCTTTTTTTGAGGAATCATTTCCTGTACGCTTTCATTATATCCAAATTTAGGATTGTCAGATTTGAATTTTTTAATCCAAAATTCAACCCGGTCCATTACAATACCTAAAGATTCTTCTTCATCAAATCTTTCTAACACATCTCTCTTAAAGGATGTTGTGCCAAAATCCTTTACGGCTCTCTTAATGTATTTTCCGGTACCTAAATTATTAGGATTATCATTAACTGCATATCCCACATAGGTTTTCCCATTGGATATATTTTCTACTTTAAATATAATCATGATCTATAGATTATGTATTCTATATTATATATTAGAGATAAGACAAAAAAACTGGCCCTAAGGCCAGTTTTTGTTAAATGTTTAGATTTAGTTATTTGGAGCTCCAACGTTTTCTTCAACCCAATGGTCACAACGATAAGTCATTGATAACTGGGCAGCATCGGCTGTTCCATAATCAAGTGCATCAATAAAATCAGGTGCACCAGTTGGGAAGATGTCCTTACAAGTAATCTTTCTGAAGATATCCCCTGCACGGTTATATTGAACAATGATCATGCTTCCTACATAGTCTTTCTTTAATCCCATTTCACCAGTCAATGGATCGTAGATTAATTTATACCAGTTTCTCATGGTATTGTAAATGTAGTTTTCATTTGCATCATTTAGATTCAGTGTAAACGCGATAGTAAGATCTACGAAAGTCTGACCAGGCATACCTGCAAAAGAACGATCTGCAAATTTATATTTTTGACCAATTGCATCTACTGAAGGATTTAATGCATTTAAACCTCCAACAGATATAACATGTTCAAGGATCAAACCAGTATCATCACCATTTGGGGTAAAGAGTGTTACCTCAAATAGGTTAGGCTGAATAGGTTCGTATCTGTTATTACTTGCCCTTGATTGAGTGTAATGTGGTAATGGCATAGTTTAACTTATTTTTTTATTTATTCTTTCTTTATTTCTTTTATTGGAAGTTTCCTGAACTAATTGCTCCAGTTCTTAAAATAGTGGTTCTTTGAACCAAAATTTCCATTCCTCTTACTGGTTCAATATAAGTATCTAGGATACCAACATTTTGATCAATAACTTCCGGCGTATTATTAGTTTCATCCATTACGTTTCTGAAGTCATATACACCATCATCGTTTTGGACCGTTGATAAGAAGTTATCAGCAAGAGTTTTAATTTCCAATCTTGTTTGAGCAGTATTGAACTCAAATAAGTAATTCTTAAGAATTGCCTCAATACCATCCTGGATGTAAATAACAACCTCTCTCACATTAATTGAACTTAATGCAGATTTAGGAGTTTGTTGAGCAGTTTTATTTGCAAAGATAGTTGGACCAGTTCCACTTTGGAAAATGATTGGATTCAATCCAAATGGTTCTAAGTATTCTCTATCTGATAGGTCAAGATTAATTTCTAATCCTACCACACCAGTTCCACCTACAACACCTCTACGAACACCTGCAACCAAAGACCAAGGTAATGCATTTTCATACTTTGCAATAAAGTTATTTGATACATAAGCAGCAGGAGGAACGTTAATGTTCTTTCCTAAATCCCTTACAGTAATAAAAGGATAATAGAATCCACCCCAGCTTCCACCTTGAGTAGATGCAGGCAATGAGTATCTAACTGTTGGGTTCTTAGAAAGATCACCACCTGTAGAAATAAATCTAGATGATAAGGCTCCAGTTGCATCCACGAATGAAGGGTCTACGTTAGCCTTAAAGTCTTTTGCAGAAGGTGCATTAATAATTGCAAATGCATTCTTTCTAGTTTGACATAAGTTAGTATAGATTGACTTAGATCCACTTTCAATACCGTTTCCAAAAGTATCAATTAAGTAACGGAAGTTAATAGTTTCTCTATCAGTTAATGCTTTAAATAAATTTGTTCCACTTAATGTTCCATTAAGAATAGCATTCTGACGATCATTGGTTCCGTTAGGTACGTGTTTATTAACATCCAATACAAATCCGTCAAGAGTAAAGATGTTTAGGTAATCAACCCAAGTATCAATTGGGTAATAAAGTTCAACCTTCTTAATAGAATTTACAGTAGTAACGTTAATTTCAGATTGACATGTCACAAGTAATGCAGTAGTTCCTACTGGGATAGTAGGGAATTCATTATTCGTTTTACCACCTTGAACTTGATTAATTCTAGTTAATCTAGAGTGAGGTACTGAAACATTACCTTCAAAATGTAAAAGATAATTTCCTACAACCACAGTAGAAGCATCAGGGTTAGTTGATGCAATAAGTACCTGGTTAGGTTTAAGAAGTGGTTCAGTTGAAGAATCTGATATAATATCGATTGAACGATTAAGAGATCCTTTAAGTGTTTGGATATCTAACGTGTTTAATCCAACAGAGCCTCCGTTTGAATTTAAGAAGTATCCTGTACCGCTATCCATATTAAACTGAGATCTTGGAGTAACGTTTACAAAAGTATCTTGTTGATAAGGAGTTATTCTAACACCTGGTATGTAATATGCAGGGTCAGAGATTGCAAACTTAGTACTTACAGTAGCAGGTACACCAGTATGAATAAATCCGTAACTAGTAGCATTAAATACTAGGTAAGATGTATATTCATTACCAGAGATTTCCCATACTGCTTCATCACCATCAGTAAGAGTTCCGTTAGAGAATGAACTGTAAAGAGCACTTCCGTAAGAACCAATGATATTAGCATTAGTATTTGAAGTTTCAAATTCATGAACGGTAAAACCTAAGTCTTCTTCATTTACATAAGTATATGTAGTTCCTAATGATGTTGGAAAATCACCAGATACAATTCCACCTACTCCTGATAAAACAACAGTAACAACGGTATTGGTAACATTCACAGAAAGTACAGGAACATACTTATTGCTAATTGCACCTTTAATGTAAGAACCTACTGTTGTAGGAGAGTTAGCAGACATACTTGCGAATGCATCATATAAAGGATTACCCGCAGATCCAATTACTGAGATCTGAATATTTCCTCCTGTTAAAGTATTAACAGATACTATGTCACCTGTTGCAATAGTTGCTAGGTTTACACCTTGTGCAGCTCTTGCATAAGGAAGGTCAGCCACAATTGCTTCGCTATATGAAAGGAAATTAACATCATCCTGAATACCAGTAGCCTGAGTATATTCGATGTTATGTCCAATTAGGTCAATACCACCTTTTACACCATCGATTAGAAAATCTCCACTGAAGAGATCTTCATTCACAGCGCAGAATAATCCGGTTGTAGCAGTATCAGCATTGATTAATTTCTCAATGAATAAGTTATTACCAAGTAAATCTACAAAATCAGGAATTAAACATGCAGTGTAAGTTGCAATTAGGTTTACTTCTGATTCATTAAAGAATTCTTGTAATTTAGTATCGGTTGTGTCAGATGCAAATTTCTTTCTCTCAATACCTTTAGTTGGATTAAAATATTGTTGGAATGTAGGATCGGCAGTAAATCTGTCATAAGGTGTAGCAGAACCGAAGTTTCCACCAAAGTTACCTTCAATGACAAATACATCTACCATAAAGTCAGAGATTAAACTGTCTTTATCTAAGAAACCAGGAACATTTGCAGTTCCGTACCATTCTTCAACAGTAACATTAAAGCTTGCAACATTATCGTTTGCAGCTTTTCTAACAATTATTGATATTGGATTTTGACCTAAGTTAACAAAATCTAAAAGATCATTAGTAGTTAGAGAGCTTAATACATTTCTGTTTGCTCCAACGTTATCTAGGAATGCATCACTATCAGGGAAAAAGAATTTATCCCTGTTGTAAAATTTTTGATATTCTCCAGAAGCACCTGCATTATTTTGAGCTTCCGGTGTAGCAGCAGTACCTAACTTAATGTAGTCTACATCGTCGTTTGAGTCTAATGCTAAAAGGTTAAGGGCTAAAATTGGTCCTCTTTCTAATGCAGCTAAGCAGCTTCTATGAAAGTATGAATCCTTTCTTTCGAGGTTTCTGTCAATATCTCCAAATACTTGCTTAAAAAATGCAGTATCCGGTACAAAAACTGGGGTATTAAAAGGACCTTTCTTAGAAAAACCAACAATTAATCTTGTTTGGTTTGCAGGAATGCTAACAACTTGACTCTTATCAAATTCGAAGCGGTATGTACCTGCGGCTTTAAGAGAAGCGATTCTTGGATCTAGTGCCATCTTGTATTATATTTTTTTTATTGCTTTTTTTATATATCCACGGCATAGCCACTTTTCTACACAAGATCATAAATATCGTAATTGAGATTTCCTCCCTTAGAATCCTTTTCTAAGATCTCATCAATCTTAGTTTGTAGAGATTCTTCTACGGTATCATAAATCTCTTCAACAAAGTCGGAAAAGTCTAAAGTAAAGAAAAATTCTGAACTATTTATGCTGGTCATTATAAGATCGTCATGACCTAATTGTCCTGCATATGTTCCATTAGGCATCTTTCCAAACGTAGAGGCTTCATACACAGTTTTCTTATCTTTAATTACAATTCTATTCTGGGTTATATATTTCTTAAAGTTTTGACAAAAGATAGGTTTATTATCTTTTTTGATTTTAAGACCAAAGTTTTTAGTTCTTGCATCAATACGATGTTTAAACTTAACAACCATTTCTTCATCAAATTCATTTCTCTGTGGAAAGACAGTTTCCAGTCTCTTAATTAATTCACCGCCAAACATATTCCACTCGATTATTAGTTTTACGTTTTCTGAATGAAACATATCAAATGATAAAATATAAACAGCTTTTGCAAATTCTTCTATAGTATGTTCATTACTTCTAAATCTTCCTATTTGTCTAAGTCTAAAAAAGTCTACAAACGACCCAGGCGAGGTTATCTTTTTCCAGTCCTGCTCATCCATGATTTCAATCTTAAAGATATTTATAATTGAATAGTCACCACCATTTCCTTCTGCAATATCAATTGAAAAGACCCAATAATTTGTATCTTCTTCAATTTCATCAAGATTAAAATCAGGATCCCATAATAAGCCTGCATACTCAATGTTCTCATCCTCAAATTCAGGAATCTCTTTATGAATAAATTCTTTTTGGTTTTGTTGAAGCTTTTTAAGACTATCTGCGCCTAATAAGAGAGAAGAACTTGCTATAAACTGATTTCCGTATTGTCTATTAAAAGCCTCCTCTGAACCAAGGTTAGCAACTTCTTGCCTCATCCATGCCTCGTCTCTACCAGGAACATCCCACCAGTCAACCCTAAACGGTGAATATTCATTTAATCCTTTTTCTGCAGATGAGTAAATATCATAAAACTTATTAAATCCGTTCGGTGTACTTGTAATAATTACCTTTGAATTTGAAGAAGCAGATACAGTAGGATAAACGTTTTCATAAAATGTTTCCACGAAGTTCTGTGGGATGTGAGCGAACTCATCCATAAACAGTAAGTGAATTGTAAAACCAATTGCGGCTTTCTTTGTAGTGGTTTGACCAATAATACGACAGCCATTATCAAACTTGGAATTAAATACATCCCATTTAATAACACCAGGCTTTAAGAAAAACGGTAAGTGTTCAAGAATCGTTTTTCCTTTATCAATAATTTCACGAGTGGTAGCCCCTTTGTTTGAAAGTACAAGAGAATTCTTATCAAAATTAAATAAAGAGTACCATGCAATAAAAATTGATGAGCAAATTGTTTTACCAATCTGACGAGATGCTAAACAACAATTAAATCTTTCCTTTTGAAATTGTCTTAACATCTCTTCCTGATATCCTCTTAACTTAATTGTCTGAAGACCATGATCGGTCATTACGGTACAATAAGTATTTGCAAAATAAACAATATCAGTTGCGCATTTCTTTATTTCTCTAATCTCATGCGGTGTATAATTAAAAACTATGTTTCCCTTCCTAAGATTAGAATTACCTTCATAGAAAGGAGTTGCTTTAGGTTTATACCCTTCCTCTAATGCAAGCATAAGTTGTTCAACCTTTTCTGATGTCCATGAAAAGGATTCTTCTGCAGCGCCAATCTTAAACTCAAATCCTGCGCTTTCTGCTCTAGGTTTCTGTGCCATCTTCTTCTATTATAGCTAAGATATGATTTTCATGTAGAGCTTCGTATTCTTCTCCGTCTATATTAAAAATCGTACCCTTACCAATTGTTTTTATGATTGTATGCCCATCTCTAACATCTTCGGATGAGGACTTAATTACAATACATTTACGATTATACTTTTCGGTTGGAAGTATAATTCCACCTTCGGTTACTTTTTCTTCTATGATCTCTTTTGTAAGAACATAGTTATTCTTCAGTTTGATCTGCATCGACATCTTGTATATCTTCTTCGTTAATACTATCTTGTAAGGCTCTCATAAGATCCTTAGTTCCTCTTGCCTTAACACCAGTGTTACCGGATTTCTTTTGAGCAGTATCAGTATTAGCACCCCCATGATAAACATCAATATCCCTGGAAAGCTTTTTAGCATTCTCTTCAATTGCAACCATATACATGGTTTGACTTTTAATGATATCTAAAAGTGTTCTCTGTAGGTCGCTAAGTACTTCAAACATTCTAGGCGAAACGTCACCTTCATTAATAGTATCCATTAATGTTGAAATTGCAGTTTCACTATTTTGCATTTGGCGAATAAGCATACCTAATGCATATTCATCTAGCTCTGCTTTAACCTTAATGTATTCATGCTCCTCAATAATCTCTTCACTTAAATAGAACTTAAGAAGATTATTCATAACCCGCTGGGCCTTATTCTTTGCGGTTTGTAATGCAACAGCTTGTGTTCCTTCTGCTCTAACCTTTGGTAATTGTGGGGTATCTTCTAAACCAGGTACCTCATCAGGTAAATCATTTAATAAGTCTCCAAGGCTATCTCTAAATTTATGTTTAGAATCTTCTTTCATTAATCCTTAATTTAGATTATATATTCTAGCTTATCTAGGATTGGTTTCTTTCTGTAGTAATAGTTGTGGTGCAGCATTATCCAGTAGTAAAGTTAAATGAGTATCTTTTACTACATATTGTGATAATATCAATTCCTGTAATTCTTCTTCAATAGGTTTACTCCAAATACGAAGGTTAGTTAGGTCTGTTTTACACCCTAATAGTTTCCATGAATTAAAATCTGGTATTTCAATCGGTGTATACAATTTGGTCTCAGAAAATATCTTTGTTAATTGAGCGCTATTTTTTGGATTAATTGCACCTGTTTTATCAAGAGTTTCATATCCAAACAGGCTTAATTGTTTTGCAATAGAATTAAGATTAATTACGAATGCATACCAATTATTCTCAATAAGAGATAGACCTTGTGATTGTAAATTATACTTAAAATAGTTACCATCCAACTTTACTATAAACCAATTTGGTGTGTATGTGAATTCTACAAGTTGAGCAGGTGGTAAAAGAGACGTTTCATAAACCATAAAGGTATTACTTGCCTCTCTGTTAAATCTAGGAGTACCTTGGAATGTATTATCAATATAGTCTACATCAATATTAATACTAGTAGATCCTATTGCGGTTATTTTATGAATACCGTTATATGATGCGGTACCAGCAACCTTAACCCAATTTCCAACAGAGAGGGTTTGTGACAGGGTAGGTAAACCTGAAGTATTAAGTTTTACCTTTCCTCCGCTATTAGTTATGCCTGTGATTGCCACATTTATCCCAATAGGATTTGTGTATTTTGGTCTTACCCAAAAAGTAAATGCTCTATCATCGGTTTCTTTCCATCCTTTATTATATCTGTACTCAACACCTTCTATGCCTGTTTCCATTGAGGACAACTGATAGTGATATTTGGAAATAATAGTCCAGTTATTATAAACATTCTCCTCTTTAATTAAAAGTCTCTTATCAAGTATTCTTCTAACATAATCATTTGATAAAGTACCTATAGTGTTATATTGATTAGGCTTTCTTACATCATCGTATTCTTTATTAGCCTCTTCACCAAACTTAGATTCAAGGTCACTTACCAATGCATTCTTTTCAGCTTCAATGTTTTTATTAGGATAGAGAACAGCCGTTCTTTGTTGATAAGGTACAAGACTTACTCTCCAATATGATCCGGTATATAAAAAGTCATCCGCTTCAGTAACAGCATCAACTTCATACATTCTGTTCATATATTGTTCAAAATACAAATAGTCTCTCATCTGTGGTCTTGCACCAACACCAAATACTTGTTCAAATGCTGATTTAACAATATGCACCTCAAACTGTACAGGAAAATCCATCATAAGAGGATTATACTGAATGTCCCTTGTTGGTAATTGGTTATCAGGAAACATTATCTTAACTTCTGCAGTTGAGATAACATTAAATAAAGAATATTCTTTTAGGATAACATCTTTACTTCTTTGATCTGCAGCAGTCTTAAAGTACTTAACACAAAAACCAAATAAATTTGATGCAACAGCAGAAAGTTGGTTATACATCTGTGATGCCCTGGACAAATCATACGGGTTCCAGGATGAACCACAGCAATCAATAACAAGGTTTTGCGCACCTGATAATGAACCGCTATCACAACAATTAATTTGTGGAATTTTACAAATCATTCCACCATCTGTAACTATTTCGAGTGATATAGACTTAAATTCTAGTGTGCCATCGCCCACCTGTTCATACTTATACTGCACCCAAAATGGATTAATCGGATTGAGTAACAAACCGTCTAGATTCGCATTAGTTAATGAGATCCAATCAGAATAGGTAACTCCATCAATACCCCATCTAAAAGATTTACTAAAATAAACTGATGTAGATTCACCTTCGGTTTGATCACTATAACTTAATACCTCAACAACATTCTTGTAAGGCTCTTGAAGACTTATTAAAATAGCATCGCCATTTTCATTTGTTGTTGTTCCTATAACGGCCATGTATTAAGAATTTATTTGTTGTTCTATTTCTTCAACTTCAACCACTTCCTTTTTGAAAGTTTCACCTAAAATATATGAACCTACAAACGGTGTTAATGCTGCAAAATATGCGCTTACTCCAATAAGATCTGAACCATTTACGATTACCCATAAACCTACGGCTAGCCATAATCCAATTGTAATGTACATCATTACTTCTCTTCTACTGTTAGGGCCTGGCAAAAATATTGAAGAATTTTTACTTCTACGAACGCTTTCACCAAATATATATGAAGCAACGAAACCTGTTAAAGAAACAAAATATGCAGCCAAAGCAGTAAAATCGGTTTCAAAATATGTTGCAGTAATACCTACAGCTAACCATAAAAGTACCACAAGATATGTTACGCATTCACGCTTAGATTCGCAACATCTCCTTAAAAAACTTTTCATAAGACCTTTTTGTTTATATATTCCTTAATAAGGAGTATAGTCTGTCTTAACCAAAAGGGTAGGATCATCTTCTTCTAGTTTTTGATCAATATGATCAAGAAGATCAAATGTTCCAAGAGTACCATCAATTTCAAGTTGGCCTAAAATTTCAAATAAAAGTGAAGCTTTCATATAAAAATATGAAGATCTTTCTAAATACTTGTTAGGCATTATTTTGTACTCAATAATCTTTTTATTAATAATATCGAGTTGGCTTCTTTGGAATACTTGAGTTAAGTCAAAAATACCTTCTTCTATCTTAAAATAAAAGCTCATAATTTCCTTATTCTCAATCTTAACAACTCTTGAGAATTTTTTATCATAAGAAATACTAAATGTCATCCACTCTAGATTTTCTAGCCTTTCTATAATTGACCAAAGAAAGGTAACCGAATTAGGTTTATTACCAGGCATTGCAGCAAGACCATCTACCTCGGCTTTTGTGATCTCATGATCCAGTCTTTTATTACCTCTAATAGCAGACTTAAAAGATTCTACATCAACGGTGAAAAGATTTTCATCACCGGATTCATTCCAGTTTTTACACTCTTTTATGACTCTTGATATGATAATACTATCAATGAGATCAAACTTATAAAGAGTAAAGTAAATGTGAGTTGGAATACCTAACTCAAACTTATTGTCTATTAGCATCATTTCCCATCTGTTTTTCTAATATATCTATCGCGGTTCGGACTTCTGATGGGTTATATTTTAGGCATTCTTTAAACTCTCTATGACCAATTTCATTAAATTTCATATAAAGTTCAACGGCCTTTGGATCTGGTGACCATTGCTTTTCTTTTTCTTGTTTCTTTACCTTTGTGTAAATAAAACCTGGAACTTTATTAAACTTTGAAGCAACCATTCTCCATGCTTCTGCCTGTCCTACTGGATCAATTTTAAGAGTATTAAACAGATTTGCCTGGATAGGAAATTTAATACTCATAAAACGATTGGTCATAAAAGAATTACGAGACTTATCATAACTAGAAACTTTATCCCATTGTGCGTCTTTACCAAATAAAACCTTTATGTAGTCAAATAATTGCATACTCCTTTTTTATTATACTTTAACAGTTCATTTTTGTTTTAGGGGAACATCCTAAAACAATAGATATTCTAAATGATTGTCTAAGATATTTAGGGATCTTATATTCTTTATAAATTTCTTTAAAAATAGGTTCCCATTTACTTTCTTCTAATTCATAATCTAAAAAAGGTATCTCTTTTTGACCTCTGTCATTTAAAGAAGCAGTTTCAACTAAATAGTCAAAATTGCCACTAGGAGTTGATTCTCTAAAAAGACGACGATAACATTCCATCATCGCATCATCTACTCTTTTTTGCATTCTTGACGTCATATTAAAATATTTTTCCCTTTTGTTTACGATCTGATATGAAAGAAAAATCAGAGTCATCTTCATCATCTTTAAAGATCTTAGATGAAACTGCTATTGAGGTATCTTCTGTCTTATATGGGCTATTTTCTAAAATTGATTTCATTGAAGAAACACCATTAATCTTTAAAGTATTTAAACTAATCTTAGACTCAATAGAGCGAAACATTTCGTCTAGGATACCCTCTGGGATAGATTCGGCAGAAAGAACCATTAAGTTTACGTTTGATTTAATATTGGCAATGATCTGTTCCCTGGTCATATGTTTAGCCTTCATAACACGAATAATGATATTGGCAAGGTCAGTTACCAACTCATCATTATAAAGATACATATGAGAAAGGACGCCATGCTTCTGTTTGAATTCAGAAACAATTTCTTCTGCCTTCTTTTCGCTGATTCCATAACGGCGATCTTTAGATACATACCAATATGCAGGAGTAACATTATCACCAGCATCACCGGTAAGAACTTTTCTAAAACGAAACTCTTCGGGGTCAACCTCTATGATATCAACCTTTTTCTTTTTTACCAAAGTTTGTAATAGCTTCTTTGCTTGATTTTCTGGTGAAACTGAAACCTTCATAAGATCAAAGATATCTGTTGATGTTTCTTGTTCTTCAGTATTCATCCATTCAGAGAAGCCTTGATAGGTATAGAGTTTCTTATGAGCCGGTGAAAATAGGATAGTATGAGTATCATTATTTTTACAAACTAATTGAACAATATCACGGTCACCAGTAAACATAATTACTGATTTGTTATTGGCTAAAGATTCAGTATTCCATGCATACATTAAATCGTCACCTTCGGCTCCATCAATTTTTGAAACAATTACACCCTGACGAACCAAGAGACCAATAAAGTCTTCTGATACTTTAGAAAAGTTTTCCCAGTTAATAGTGGAATCTTGTTTACGATTTCCTTTATAATCTGCCTCTGGGTAAAAGTCCTTACGCCATGAACGAGAATCTACCGTCCATACAATTTTATCAATAAGACCTTCAAATAATCTAACCTGGTATGCAAAATCAGTTGCGAGTTTTGCCATAAAGGATTGAGACTCTTCAGAAGAACCTAGTAATTCTTTAGACTTACCTAGACGAGGCAAGACATATAATGTTCTGAATAGAAAATAATTTCCATCCACAACTAGTGTGTGTCTACCTGTTTTTTTCATCTATTTTTGTAATTTATTAAAATATAACAGGTCAAGAATTAAACTGAAAGTTTATAATAAGGAATTCTTTTTCAATCTGTTCTTGTGATTGATTAGATCTTTCTCTCTTAAACTCCCAAAATCTTTTTACTGCTTCACCTAATGCAAAATGATTAGGATATCTCTTAATTAATTCATTTAGTAAATTATCTGACATATTATGCACCATTTAATATTGATTGCAATTCATAAATACAAGCGAGCATTGATACAGCAGGATCAATTACAAGTTGTCTTTGCGATTGATACTTTGAAACCGTTACAATTGTTTGCGGTATGAATTGAATATAAGAAGGTCTTTCCTGTTGTATGTATTCAATAAATTCAGCGCCTAAGGAAGAGAGTACATCATCTACTCGGTTTGCATAATTTGATAACATATATTGGTAATTTTTTACCGGGTCAGTGTTATCAATAATAAGATCATAAACATCTTTGTAAACCGAACTAAACTTCTTAATATCTTCAACAGTAATAGTTTCCTTACCTTGGGATTTAAACCCTTGAAGTTGATTAAGCATATTACGAAGATCCGGAAATTTTCTTTTTACCAATTCAACAGCTGCATGTTTATCAATTCCAATTCCTTCTTCTTTACAGATTTGTAAAATTCTCATTATGTAACCTTTCATAATTTCCATTTCCTCCTCCTTCGTAAAATCAAAATCAATCATTTCAAATCTTGATTGAATTGGATCTGGAACCTTATTAATGTAATTACATGTTGCAATAAATCTGGCATTGGATGCAAATTGATCCATTGTTGCACGAAGGGCTTTAAAAAATTGATCAGATACACCATCAATCTCATCTAGGATAATAACCTTAAGTTTACCAGGTTCATCCATAATGGAACGGTTTGCGCAGAAGTCAGTAATACGATTTCTAACAATATCAACCGAGGTATCTGTTGATGCATTAATATAAAGATATGGATGCTTAAAATGTTTAACCAATGCTTTAGCAGCGGATGTTTTACCTGTACCTGGACTACCATGTAAAAGAAGATGTTGATAAACACCCTTTGATAATTTATCACCTACTCGTTTAGGTGTAATAAGATCATCTAAGTTTTGTGGCCGGTACTTTTCAGTTAAAAGAATATTCTGTACATTTCTCATAATTAAGATACTATTGTTTATTTTTATATGCAAACCTGAGTGATAGTTTTACTAAGGATAAATAAAAAAATCATATAAGACATCAATGAGAAGAGTAAGAAAATTACTTGGTAATGACAGAAGAGTTCCTGTCATAAAAGAGAATAAGGGATTACCTCCAACTGTAATTAAGAAAGGGCAATCTAGTAATAGGTTAGGAAGAGTAGTTGTTGCTAATGATAATATACCAACAATACAGCGAAGAAATCTTAGTATTACAACATCGGCTGAAGTAACAAAAAGACCAATAAGTAAAATTGAACCTATTTGGTTAGGTGAAACCGTTTTCATTATAGGGGGTGGGCCATCTCTTCAAGATTTTAATTGGTCTGGTCTTTATGGTAAGAAAACCATTGCAATCAATAAATCACTACTTTCGTTTCCTCAAGCAAATGTTCTTTATTGGACAGATTCTAGGGTTTATTCCTGGATGAAAGCCGACATTGATAATTTCAAAGGCCCTAAATATACAATACGAGATCACCCATCATATATAGGCGACATTAAGATTTTAAGAAAAGGTAATAAGTTTGGTTTAGAAGAAGCCAAAGATACGCTATCACATGGTAATAATAGCGGATATGCTGCTATTAATCTTGCATACCATTTAGGAGCAAAACGAATTATTCTTTTAGGATATGATATGGGTAATGATGGTAAAAGAGGACATCATCATGATGGATATCCAGTTCCGGTAACAGGTGATAATATTTACAGGGATCAATTTATCCCAGGATTTAAGATACTTGCAGATCTACTTAAGACAAAAGGAATTGAAGTCTATAATGCATCTCCAAATAGTTTATTAAATACCTGGCCTAAGATTACATTAGAAAAAGCTTTAACTTTTAAATGATCTTCTAATATGTGTGATAAACTCCCTTTGTTCACCTTTTAGAAGAGATTTACAGTGTTTAGTAAAGTTAACAGATGAATCTATTACTCGTTGATCAACCCTTTTATTCCGTGAGTTATGAGCCTCAGAACATTTGCTACATACAAAGTTTTCAATCTTCTTTGAATCCATTCTTGCCTTAATCTCTACAGAACAGATTGCACAGTTCCAGTCTATAACATTTGAGTCTGATTCTACTTCCTTTATTGTGGTAAAGGTTTCTCTAAAGGGATTCCAAAGAATCTTATTAGGATTCTTTTCATGGTCATTCATATCCTCAACCTTAAAAATGATTTCATATGTTTGCGGGTCTGGATCTAACCACTTAAGGTAGTCATTCTCTGCCATAAATCGTTGCTTTGAAGGCGGCAGGTTCTCCAAAAGAATACCATGCCGCCTTCTATACCATCCAAAGTTTATTTTACGAACTTTATACATTTACATTTTTACTTAATCTTCTAAATTTATCAGTAAAAGATTCACCAATATAACCAGCAGATTCATTTTTACCTGCCTTCTTATCTTTAAGATCCTTTAGTTTATTTTCTTCTGGTTCAAGAGCCTTTGCTAAAACTTCAGGACTTGCAAGAGGACTATTTTTATCCTTTGCTTTATTCTTAATTGCAGCTATCTTATCTTCCTGATCTGCTATTTCTTTATCAAGAGGATCCTCCTCGGTTGCAACAGCAGCCTTTAGATCATCCTGTGCAACATTAAGAGCAGATTGTGCAGCGGCAATGTCATCAGAATTACCTCCTAATTTTGCTTTTTCTAATTCTTCTGCTTTAATCTGTCTTTCAATAGCTAAAACATCAGGGTGTTTTTTAGATCCAAGCGAATCTTCTTTAGACTGTTTATCTGCCTTTAATTTATTGATCTTAGAATCTATAACGTTTATCTTTTCAGTATTATCCTCGCCTTCGGGCTTAGTCTCTCCTTCGGGCTTAGTCTCAGCTGCAGGTTTATTATCCTTTACTTTAGGCATTTCTTGCTGCTGTGGTTGCTCTTGAGCCTGTGGTTCTTCTGCTTTAGGTTCTTCGGCCTTTTCATAATCCTTAATATCTTGCTCTGCCTTAGCAGCTTGTGCATTAAGTTTCTTTATTTGGATCTTAAGTTGTTTAGTTTCTTCGGCATCAGCAGCTTTAAGAGCAGTTTCAGCAGCGGCAACTTTAGCCTTTGACATAGCAAGAGATTTAACGGCCTGTAAACCTGGACTCGTTGCAAGAGTAGTCATACGGTCAGAAATAGCGCTGGCCTTATCGGTAAGTGCCTGGTTCTTTGCAGCATTAGCCTGTCTAAGAACCTCCTTTTTATCTGCATCTACTTCTCCACCAGATGCCTGTATTTTCTTTTCATAGTCTACATTATTAAGAGCCTTTTGTACCAATGCTTGTTGGTACTTCTTTGCATTGTTCTTAATCTTTAAAAATTTAACAGGATTTTGAAAAAGGGCACCTGCTCTAGTTTGTGCAGGTTTAGGCGCAGCTTCATTAATAGCCTGTTCAACCACGCGGTCAAGATGAGCCTCTAATCTAGTCTCAGCTTCCTTAATTATTCTAAAATGTTCAAAATTGACAAGTTCTTTCATTTCTTATTATTTTTTTAGTAATTTATATATTCCAGGGTCTAGAGCAAAAAAAAGGTTCGCCGAAGCGAACCTTTAGAGTATTTAATTTTACGATTATTAACACATAACTGGTGACCAGATGTCATTGTATAACCAGTCTTGGAATGCAGCATGATCTTGAGCATCCCACCAGTTAAGAAAACATTTATAATCAACCCAAACGCTAGAGTCCTGGAATATACCATCAACTATAGTGGAATAGAATGCTTGAAAGTCAAAGCAGTATTGTTGTGCTAATGCATTAAACCAGTCAAGGGTACTTCCGTATCTATTATCAGTTACCCCACAAGGATTCGAACCGTCAAAGAATTGCTTAAAATTACTATCGCTAGGTGTTTTTACGGTCTGAGTAAAGAAAAACTGTGGGAGTTCCCAACCTGCTTTAGTGGTTGTGCCAAAGAAATCAGGTCTTCCATCTATAATGGCTTTAATGTCATTAGTGTTTACAAATCTAGTGCCTTCCCATGCATTTGGAACATAAGATAATGTCATATTAGGAATAGGAACACCGGTATCCTCAACACGAAGATATGCGCCTTCCTGATTAGAGTATGGAACATATGATCTAACAATTGTTTTGGTTGCAGTAGTAGGCCAGTTACCTATAGAATAAAATGGGGTTTGTGGTGCTTTAGTAAATGTATATTGTTGAATACCATAACCAAAAGGGACATTGCCATAAGATGTGGCATTTAACCATGTAGCTACATCAAGAAGATCATCAAACCTAGTTGCCTGATTTTCATTAGAAACAAGGTAAACTTCCCAGGATGCTGGAGCAGCACCAGGATTTATCACATAAATGTAGGCGCCTAGATCAAATGAATATAGGATAGCTGTTCTATCTAATGTATTTGATGATTTTGCACCACCTGCAACATTCGGTGTGGGTGCAGCCCCAAATGAAGTAGATCCAACCGGATCAGAAAAGAACTTATCCTTAATTTCATATCCATTTGCTGCATCAAAAAGTGTCTTTGATTCATCACCCCATTGGTTAGGATACCAGTATGTAGAAGGTATCTGTGCATCGAGTGTATTAAGATTTGTGTATCTTGTTGCGTTATCAGCAATTTCAACAGTATCACCCCTAACACCTAATACGGTATTGTCTACTTTAAGCCATCTTCCAGCGTCTTTTGCTTTTATAACGGCTGCTCTATTTACTGCCATAATCTAATTTTTATTTTTATATATCTTTTAGGAGTAAAAATTTTAAAGAGGATTATGCTGCAAAGTATAGCCATTGGATTTCCCAAGGGTATGCATTTATAGTAGGATCACCAATAGGTGTATCAGTTAAATAGTATTGAAGTTCCACGATGTTAACCCATTTAGTAGCACCATTAGGATTCGTAACCCATGTCCAAGTAACCGCCGAAGGATCACCACCAATGGTGCCAGGATCTATTGCAATGTATTTATCTTGGCTAAAATTATAAAGAACAGCTGCGCGGTAAACTCCTTGTGACATATTGTTATTTTTGTTTTATATATTAAGAAAAAAAAAAGGTCCGCCGAAGCGGACCTTTTCAAACAGTATGATTACTATTGATTAGATAATATCAACTCCGTTGAAGTTGAAGTTCAATACATAGTACATAGTTTGTGGGTGGAATCCAGCGTCTACTAAGTCGAATCTAGATTTAACCGCGATTTTAGGAGCCATAGTTCCTTCTGCGATTGTCTCAACAGATTCAGCCATTAAGTAAGGCATGAATACTAAACCAGGAGAGTTACCATCACCTTTACGACCTACAGCGATCTTAACATCGTTAAAGTCTCTGTTTGGATCTACATAAACAGTAACACCTGCGATAGCTCCGATTGGGTAAAGAGAACCACCAGCTTGGTTAACTGTGTTAGAAAGAGGATAAGCAACGAATCCAGCGATGTCCTGAAGAGCAGATGCCATCTTACCGCCAGTTACAGCGAAAGTAGCAGGTCCTCTACGGCCACGAGTAGCGATCAAGTTAGAAGCAGCAAGAACCTTAGTAAGGATTCTACGTTGCAATGTACCTTGAGTTTCGCCACCACCACCAACTGATACAGAAGTAACAGTTACAGAGCGGTTAACGCCAGTATTGTCAGTTCCAAGAGGAATAGTAACAGCACCGGTAGCACCAGTAGTAAATGCAGCTGAAAGAACAGTAGCGTCTACTTGAGATACTTGGTAAGCGTTAGTTACGCCATTCTTGAAGATTCTATCCAAGATATACTTGTTGATAGATTGAGTTAATTCATTAACCAATACAGCTTCTACTTGAGCAACTGCATCGATACCGAATTGCTTAAGATCTTGTACTTGTTCGCGAGTTACAGCGGCAGCAACTTGATAAGTTTTAGCGGCAACTGATTTGTTGAACAATGATAGACCCATGATGTTATCTGGAGTAGATTCTCCATCTCCTCTTTGATAAGGATCAGTACTGTTAATAGATTCAGCGAAAGAAGGAACACCTGTAGCAGGGTTGTTCTCAGCGAATGCATTACCAGAGAAACCAACGATGTGGTCTTCTAAAGCTTTAACTAATTCAGGAGCTCCGTCAAAGTTAACACGAACTACAGTTAGAGGATCATCAGAATAACCATCAGTAGCTGCAGTGATTGCAGTATAGATTGGCTGATAACCTTCTTCACCTTGTGCAAAAGGATCAGCACCTTGAGCTTGGTCAGTTCCTTTACCTCTTACGCGGAAAATAGGATAACCATCGATACGAGACTTACCAACGAAAGTTAATTCGTATGCACCGAAGCTACCAGTACCAACGTAAAGAAGATCGTTAACTGCTAAGTCACCACCAGTAGCGATAGTTAAAGGAACTTTGATCATTAAAGGAGCAGAGTTACCGTTAATACCACCAGCAGTAGTTACACGACCACCACCATATACAAAGTCTAGGTAAGTAAGAACTCCCATAGGACCTTGCATAGGAACTACAGGTACAAGATCAAGACCTACAGTCTGAGCAGCTACTTGCATAGCAAGTGGCAACAAAGAGAATGGTCTATCACCAGAACCTGGGGCCTGAGAATAGAAAGCGTTCAATGTAGTAGGATCTCCAGGGAAAGTAGGAGCGCCCATTGATTGAACGTTCATGTTTGGATTGAGGTGTACAGTATTGTAAACACTTTCATTAAGGTTATGGTAATGGCAATACTTAGACATCCAAGATAACTTAGACTTCTCAGTGATACCAGTAGCCTCCTCAATGATAGGTGCCCACGTCTTTTGTACTTCAGCCTCATTAATTAAATGATTTGCGTACATTTTGTTTTTTGTTTTTTTATTTGTTTTTATTAATCAATCTGTAGCTCTTTGCTTCTTAGCTATTAGATTATATTTTTTATATATTATCGTCCTAAGTTGAATTTTACTCTATTAACTAGGTCATTAGCAAAAGATTCATTTACTAAAGGCTCCTTAGGTGCAGCGGCCTCAGCAGCTGTTTTACTTTCATTAATTTGTTCTAATTCCATTTGAGATGGTCTTAGATCTCTGGTTCCCCAGAAGTTATTAATGGCGTAAGGAGTAGTTAAGGTATAGAACTTAGATTCTGCAATAATTTGATTCTTACGAGATTCTGATAAAGCTTCCCATTTAGCAGAGAATTTCTCAGGCATATCAGCAATAAAATTCAATTCTCTCTTCTTTTCAATAAATGAAGATTCCCATATATTTTCAGCCTGAACAGTTGACATAATTGGTTTAGCATTCATTGATTCAACAATCATTTTCTGCTTTTCTTCAGAAAGTGAATTAAATTCATTTTTCTTAGATTCAGAAAGGAAGTTCATAAAATGCATTTCAGTAACAACCTTAGTTTTGGCTTCAGCCTTTGCAATTAATTTATTTAAGGCTTCTTCTATTGAATCTTTATATTCTTTCTTATCGGATTCTTTTTCTTCATTCTTAGATCCACAAGATCCTTCATGAACTTCACCGCATTTTTCACAAGTAGCTTCTTCAGATACTTCGGATTCATTAATAGCAGAACCTTCAACCGTGTTTACATTTTCTGCAATGTATTCAGCATATTTAATACTCTTTCTTAAACCTTCAGCAAGGTGTTCAGAGTATGCAATGTTTTGATCAACCTTTTCAGCAACATATTCGGAATACTCAATTCCTTTTTCAAGGTTCTCTCCTAAATAGTTTGCATATTGAATTCCCTTATCAGCTTTTTCAGCAACATGTTCAGCATATTGAATTGAGTTATCCAATTCTTCAGCAAGGTATGTCGTATAATTCTTAATCTTATCTACATTTTCAGCTAGATAGTCAGAATAAGAAATACTCTTATCAAGGTTTTCAGAAAGATACTCGGCATAATCGCTTAACTGATTTACCTTTTCTCCAATATGTTCACTGTACTTAATAAGTTTTTCAACGATTTCAGTATTGTCTGAATTTGCGGATTCTTTTACATTATTTAATACGCCTTGAACATATTCGGTGTATTTTTGAAAATCCTCAACGGTTACAAAATTTTGATTTTCCATTGTTGGTTCTTTTTTATCTTCTGTATTTTTAGTTTCTTCCATTTCATAAATGAATAAAGTAGGGTCGGCATCAAATCCGTAAGATTCGTTAACCCTTGATAATTCTGCATTTTCAAATCCAGGATCTGCAACTAGGTCATATGTAAAAAACTTCTTAATCTTTACTTTACCGTTTTCATCAACAGTTCCAGCGGCACGACTTGAAATATGAAGAGGAATACCGTCCTTAATTAAAGCCTGTGCTTCTTTACCCTTTGTAGTATTTAATAAACGAACTCTTCCAACAACTTGTTTGTTTTCGGAATCGTACTTTAAAGATTCTATTACATGGGATACGTTAGAGAGACTAATATCAAAATCTTTTGGGTGGTCTAATTCACCTAAAAGTTTGTTTGTCTTTACCTTTTCTTGGAGTTCATTAATATGAGGTAAAACTTCCTTTTCCTCATAAATTCTGTTATTCTTATTACGAACACCGAACTCAGTAAAAACGCCTTCTAATACGACGGCGCCATCATCATCTGTCTTAAATGATAAATTAGACTGTGATCTCTCAAGAATTAATAGTTTTTTTCCTGACATCTTCTACTTGTTATTTGATTTATATATTATCAACTTATAAAGTTTTTATCCTAAACCCGCCAATGGATCTTCTTCAATACCGCCTGCAGGCTTTTCTGGCTTAAAAAGTTTCTTATCGGCGCCTAAAAGAATCTTTTCAATATCTTCCTCAGTGTAACCTTGGGCCTTTAGATCAGATCTATCCTTAGCACGTTGATTGGCTTTAAGGTCATCTTGTGTAAATCCTCCATACCTCTTAATTAACCATCCTAAGTCAAAATACGGTATTTCGGTCATATTTTCATCCATTATACTTAATTGGGTCTTCATATTACCAATAAAGTCTACTCTCTTGGTTTGAAGTTCCATTTCTTTCATTTCTTCAAATACGTTGTCCTTCATATACCTTAATGCCAATCCAGCCTTAAATGCAATATCATTTTTAAGTTCTGGATGGTTAAGACACATTTGAAGATAAACAGGTTTGATTAAGATTTCCTGGAAAATTGATCTTAAGCGATCAATAAATTTAGAAAACTTAATTTCATCTCTTAACATACCACTTGCATCCATATCGTAGGTATTACCACCTTCTTTATCGAAACGTGAGAATGGAATTTTTGAGGCAAGTTTAAGTTTATCAGCAAAGTATTTTAATGATTCGGTGTCTCCTAAATCAGGACCATCTCCTCCGATTGTACTAATCTCAGGTTGTTCGCCATCTTTAGAAGGTAACCAGTATTCCTTATTAAAAGGCATCATTGGTTTTCCGTTTGTTTGAATTTCTCCACTTTCATAATTGAAGTCTACTACTTCACGATAAGAATTCATTAATTGGGCAAGGGATTGTTTTGCCCTCGTTTTAGATTTTCCACCGACCGGAATAATAAACTGTGTCTTAAACGAAGCATTAGAAACAGCCCAGATAATTCTGGTAGTTTCCATAATTCTTAAAAGGTTAAAAGAGCGGATAAGTCTCTCAACATAAGAGATTCTCTGTGGTGAATTAACTTGTGAATATGAAAGATAAAGAATTTGAGAATCCCAAAGCTTTCTTTCCTTAGATCCGCCACCTTTATACTGAACCCACATTTTCTTTCCAGTTTCAGTATCTAAACCTGGCATTAAAGAAATAGGATCTAGTTCTTTAAAGCCTATGATTTCGGTTTGCTTATCATTATAAACAATTTCAAATGCAAGATATCCATCAACCAACCATTTTCTAAAATAGTTCCAAGGTTGGATAGCATCATTAAACCCAAAATAATTGTAAATGTTATTATAGATATCTCCAATTTCTTCTTCAATAGAATTACTTATTTCTCCGTTAAATTCTGCATAAGCAAAATAGTTACTCTTATCAAATACTATTGCCTCATCGGTAACTACATCAAGGATATCTTCAATTTCATCTTGTACCGCAAAGGTTCTTAATTGATCTCTCTTCTTTTCATAATCTCTATCAAAGAATGAGATGTTCTTTTTAAGACTCGTATCGGTTAATGATAAGGCAGCAAATGCAGCATACATATCATCTGCATCGGATCCCATTGGATTCATTGTATAACCCATTGCATTTTCGGTAAAACCGATTGCTCTGGAATTACGAATGATCATATCATCATATGCCATCCCAAGGTTAGAAAGATCTTTTAGAATCTTTCTTACTGGATTGGAGTCTGTAAGAGGACCTCTTCTATTTGTAAATCCTGCCATGTTTTATCATTTATTGTTTTATATATTCTGGTAATATAAATCTTGCGCCTGTAAAATTGATCCACCAAAGAAAAAGTTATCATCATTAACAGCACCAAGGTACCAGTCTTCATAACCAATTATCTTTGGATCTTTCATACGATCTAATCTATATTGCCTAATTGCATATGTTAAGTTATATTTTCTACCTAATGACTTTTTAACGGCTTCATATGTAAAGTCTTTATTAAATGTTTGTTTTGCAACTTCTCCAGCATTATTAAATTGTCTTTCAAAGAAACCACTAAACGATTTTATGATATCTTCCATAAAAGGTATTCTTGCATCATAAGGAATGTAATGTAAATTAATTCCTAATTGATTTGTCATTGATCCAGGAACAGCACCTAATCCTATAACAATAGGAAAGGTATCATAAAAAGTTTCATCTTCAGTAAAATACCTAAATGTATACATCCTACCTTGATCTAAAACGCCAGTTCCCTTAACACCCATTAATAATAAATCCTTAGAGGATGCTTTAGAGGCCTTAGACTGACCTTTATTCTCAGCAATGTATAAATCTAAATCATCTGTAAAACTACCTATTATCATACTAAAAAAGATTTGAGTCTTCGGTTAATAACATAACCTTAAAATTTCTTTGAGTTGCAGCTTTATTAAGAGCATCTGTTTTGCAAAGATTTCTAACATACGTTTCATAGGCATACTTAAAGTTATCTATTGCTTTTTTGGTATTTCTTTTTGGTGGAGATGGTTTCTTTAATTGTTCTTTTGGCTTTATCTCTACCACATATTCTTCAACCAAACCCTCTTTATTCATTTTTACATAAAAGTCTGGATAATAGTTATGAAACTTATTATCCAAAACATTAAAGTATTTTATTGAAAAAGGTTCAGACACCCAGCTAATTACATTTTCATTATGATCACACCAATGACAGAATTTTCTTTCCCACGAGCTTCTGTATATGATAGGCCCTGGTCCTATATACTTATGAGGATTGTGTGGTTTATAATAACCTTGTTTAAATCCTGATTTAGCCGTAGGTTTGACATTCTTTATACTCATTGGTATTATTCTAAATGGTATAAATTCCTTCCCCGTCAGAACTACCGTCTATTGAAACGGTTCCTGCATATTTCTTTGGATGTAATTTATTCCAACCTTTTGCAAATCCTCTTTTTGCGATCTCTGTAAAATATGCAAATGCATTTTCACTTTTATCTGGATTAAAGTTTCTCCAATAGCGGTAGAGATCCATATAAGCAAATGCTATACAATCTTCTCTATCAGCAGGATCGCGATATGTAAGCTTGGTTGAACATTTATCTGCTAATAACATTAAGAACTCTAAAGCCTTTGGTGTTAATTCATCGAGTTCTTTTGATTTACGTATTTCGTCTAAAAGATCTCTATTATTTAAGTAATTCCTTTTTCTAGGCATAACCTGAACTGTTTTTTTATTATATGCAAAAAAAGCCGACAGTTTACCTGTCAGCTTTTTATATAAAGGTTAGCGATTAAATTTCAACCTTAAGGCTTGCCTTCTTTACGATTTTAGATTTATCGGTTTCAGGGACGATGATATTAAGTAAATCAGTATCACCTAAAGAAGTATATTCTTCTGCATTAACAAAAACAGTTTGACCTTTCTTTAATCCATTTACGTTATCTTGAACTTTTGCTTCAACATAACCGTCGTTTAGATATTGGTCTTTACTTTTTTTTTCAACTATAGAATAAGTTTCTTGAAGTTCTTTTTCAAACTTAATGATTTCGGTATTGATTAATTTTAATGCTTCCTGTAATTCTTCAGAATCTCCTAATGATTTGATTGCTTCAGATACCTTATTCTTCTTCTCTTCTAAGAAAGAAATTTTATCATTGATTTCATTTCTCTTTTTATCAGCAACTGCTTTTTGATTACCTTCAGCCACTAATCTTTCAGAAAGAATAGATGATGCATCATAATTAATGAATTCTTTAATCATCTTAACAGCTTCAGTTGCAGATGAATAGAATTTCATTTCATTTACCTGCATTCCAAAGTTAACTTTATTAACCCATACACCTTCCTCAACAGCAATTACAGTTAAGAAAAGATTTAAGAATTCAGTAGAAGTAATTCCAGTGAAATTATCCATTTCATGTAAAAGATCTACATTCTCAAAGAATTTACATACAGTATCAGATTTCCACTGATCTCTATAACCAAAGAATCTTGTTGCAATAAGGGATTCCTTTAATTCTACGATACTTGCATTGGTAAGATCTACTCCACCTAAGCTTAATGTACCTTCAGTAAGGTTATATTCTAAAGTTTTTCCATTTTCAGAAAAAGTAACTAATGAATTACCGTCAAGTTTAAACATTTTAATACCTTCTAAAACATCAAAGAAACGAGAATCAGTTACTTCAGTTTCAGAAATCTTACCTTCGGTAAAGATATAGTTCTTACCATGTAAGTGGAATGTTAATCCTTCTTCAGACTCCAACACGGGTGAAAGAATTTTAGAAACCTTACCACCATGATTTGAATAGGCCTTTTGCTCAGAGGAAGCCATTTCGTTTAGAATGTTTTTACATTCAGCAGACCATGGGTTCTTTGCAGCAATAATAGCAAATTTAGATTTAATGTCTTCAGAAGATTCTTTTAAAAGAATTTCAAATTGATTGGTTAGACTTTCGTATAGTTTACCTTTTTGTGAATTTGATCTATCGATTGCTTCAGCAATTCTAAATGACCATTTAGAAGAATCATATGCAGCCATGATATAGCTTCTTAATTCTCTAACTGGGTTTAACCATTCAGATGCAGCAAGATCTCTGTGAAGATTTTTTGCAATCTTAAATTTAAGAGCGGGGTTTACGTTGTTTTCAATATCTTCACTAATTATTGAAATATCTCCGCTAGAGAATCTCATTGGAAAATTACCTAAAGAATTTTCTAAAATGTTAAGTGCATTTTTTGCGGAATAAGATACTCGTGATTGATCTTCTCCCATCGTATTTAATGCATTAATGGCTTTCATAACGTTTTCATACAAGCCTGCAAGTGTAAATTTCATATTATTATGATTTTTTTGATTGTTTTCGGTTGTGAATGTTTGAGCAGCGGCTTTATATGCATTAATACCAGATAATGCTAATTGTTGTGGAGTACCCATTCCTACAAGAATAGCTAAAACTTGACTATCTGATTTACCACTTTTATAAAATGCGGTAATAAGATCAATCAATTGCTTTGGGGGATTATTTAGATACGGAGCATCAGTGTTTACACCATATTGAGGCTCAATAGTACCATTCGCATAGACTTGAGTTTGTCCTTCATTAACTGCTTTACTCATATTTGATGATTTTATTTGTTTTATATATTCTAAGATCCTAAAGTTATTATCCTTCGTCATCTTCTGCATTTCTGTATTCTTTACTCTCTGGTGCCTCTAAATCATCATATTTTTTAGCATCAAAGTCAAAGTTGGCAGAAGTCGTTTCAGTTTCTATATAAGGTCCTCCACGATTAATATCAGAAGGATTAACATACTGCTTATTGGATAATACATTTTCTGGAGCAATCTTTGCAATGTTATCAATTGTGTATTCAAATTTCTGGAATACACCACCAAATGATATTCCAATATCTCCATTTGGTCCAGTTCTAAATAGACCAACACCTTCGGCATCAGGGTTACTCTGAATTGAATCTCTGGCTATTAGATCAACCTCTGATAAGAGAACACCATTTTCAAAACATGGCATAAATGATTTAACTTCCAAATCAAAGGTTACATTAAATTCTTTCTTATCGTTAAGGGCAAATTCAAAGAGACGATCTTGGCTATAGTCTTCAGGAACTGACATACCAGCCTGAACTCTTGTCATACCTAAATCAACACTATAAAGAGTTGTCTTATAGAGTTTTGATAAAATTGATTCGGTAACCTTTAACATTTCAAGATTATTGGAACAAACAACAGTTACTCCAAATGTCATAGTAAGAGGTAAAAAGTTTGTCTCTAGTGAAAATCTTTTTAAGACGCCGTTCCACTCTCTGACAAATTCACCTCTAATAAATTTATTTGTCTGGGCGCCTGAATCAATTGAAAGAGAATTTAATTGAAGTACACCTCTTGGTACAACTTCATAATCTCCTATAGCTTTACCTTCTGCAATAGCATCATATAAGAAGTTATCTGCCAGAAACCGATCATCACCCGTAACAGAATAATAGAAAGGTACATTTACCTTTTGTACAGTATCCTCATCAATCTGATTATAATAGTAAACTTTATTTCTTAATTCAGCAAGAGTAGCTACAGTTACATATCGTAATATTGTGTTGTCTTTATTAAATTCCTGGTTATAAGCAGACATTTAGTAGTGATTATTTACTATTATTTATTTAATGCTTTCAATTGTAAACTCAGAAAAGCCGCCATCCTTTGTAATTTCCAACTTCTTATCAAAATATTCACTTGGCAGGACGGTATGATTAATAACAAATGTGTTTAACCCAATCTCTTGTATCGTTTCATGAAGAATATTTACGATATGATAAACACCATCAGCATCAATTGAAGAAAAGATTTCATCCAGGAATAAGATGTTAAGACTAGAGAATCTAACCTTAATCATTTTAATTAAAGCCATGATAATTACAAAATCAACTTTTTTCTTTTCTCCAGTACTTAAGGTTTTAGGACTAATCTCCTGACCTAAATGATGGATAGTACAATTAAATTTATCGTCAAAACGGATCCCAAACGGTATACCCATTTCCTTTGCCATAACAAGGATATTATTGTTAAAGGATGGTAGAATGGACCTAACTGCCAAGTTTTTAATTCCATCATCACCCATAAGAGTTTCAAGAATACTTAAGTAATAGTCTTCGCCTTCGCTCTTAAGTTTTACCTGACCCTTTTCTTCTTTCTTTTCCTTAAATTCTTTTATAAGTTCTTTAAGATGCCCAGAAGATGAATCATCCTTTTCGGCTAATTCAATAATCTCATTCTTTAAGGTATTCATTTGGGATTCCAATTGACCAACCTTTACATGGATTTGTCTACCCTGTTCCCTGAGTGTGGTTAAAGAATCATCAATTTTTGCAACCTCATCTTGTATCTTTTGATACTTAGCATTTAATGTTTCTAAAAGATCCTGCTTTTCCTTTTTAATATGTTGATGAAATTCTGAATCAAGAGGAGAGTTACATGTTGGGCATGTATTATTTTCATAAAGCTCTAATCCTTTTTTAACCGCATTAATCTCAGATTTTAATTCAGTTTCTTTTGAAGATTTAGTTTTATATTTTTTATCGTTTTCATCAATTCTTACCTTGGTCTTATCATTGGCATCCTTTAGTTTCTTTCTCATTTCATTAAGAGAAACTAATTTCTTTTTAAGTTCAGCTACTTTATTGGCATCTTTTTCTTTTGATGCTTCTTCGTATTGTTCTATTTTAAGTAAGACAGATTGGATAGATTCTTCAAGTGTTCTGATTTCATCATCAAAGGTTCTAATTTCATCTATGATTAACTTTCTCTTATTCTTTACCAATTCTCTCATCTGATTGATTACAGAGAAACCAAATATCCTATCAATGATCTGTTTCTTATCAAATGGAGACATTGTAATAAAAGACTTAAAATCATTTACAGATAAGATGATAACATTCTTAAATACATGATAAGGAATTTCATAAATCTCGGATTCTAAAAACTCTTGTAAATTGGACTTACCTGCAACATCATATTCGGTTCCATTTATTGAAACATTAAATATTCCTGGAGATACTCCTCTTTCAATCTCAATTTGATTTCCTTTACTTTCAATCCAGATTTTTCCCCAAAGATTTCCGTTAACACGATTAGGAAGGTCTTTAAGATTTGCCCCTTCAACTCTACCATAACATAGATAGGTAATTACTTTGGCTAAGGTACTCTTTCCAGCACCGTTACCGCCTAATACTAGATAAAGATCGCTTTGTTCTTTATCAAATTCAATTACCTGCTTTCTATTACCGTAACTTGCAAAATTCTTAAACTCTACTTTATTAATCCTCATAAGAAGGTGCTAATGTTTGTTTATACAATTCAGATACTGACTTAATAAGTCTTTCTTTTAGGTCATCATCATAACCTAAACCATTTATAAAGTCAGCAGCAATTGTCATTAAATTAAATTCTCCATTAAAGTCAGAAGACTGTACATCGTCATCTAATTCGATTGGATTTTCTTCATCGTATATCTTAGGTTCTAGATTCTTGGCATATCCATCCATAAAATCCATAAACTTATTAATATTATACTTACCTAGAACGTTGGATGGAATATTAATATCAACAAAATTATCTTTAATTTCATTAAGTATATCCTCCATACGCCTCTCTAGAATATCATTTATATAATACCGAATAAAGATAGGTGATCTCTCATTCTGGATAAATTCATGATTACCAGTCTTAAGATCTAGTAGATATATTCCTTTAATATTTCCACGGTCGGATCTTGTCATTTGATATGGATTACCTACCAAAATAAAGTTTTCTTTTTCTTGACGATAATGAATATGACCAGAATAAACCCTCTTAAATCTTTTAAATGTACTTAGATCATTTCCACCTTCGTGGAGATGTTTTGTGCTAGGGCTAGTTTGTACCCCTTGGGTTTCCGTATGACAAAACATATAATCAATCTTCTTCTTAATTGAAGATAGAGTTTCTTTTTCATGTTCAGCATTTCTACGCCAAGGCATTAGAAGACAAGTAGCACCGTCATATTCCAAAATCTTAGGTTCTTTATGTACAGTAACATTAGGAATATACTTAAGGCAATCAACAGAAGATATATCATTTGAATTCTTTCTCATGATATCATGATTACCAACTATGATATGTATTTCTGGGAATATTTTTGAGAGTTCTTCAAAAACTCGTATGCCTAAATCTTGAGCAGCTAGGTTTAAACTTTGGCGGTTATCAAATACATCACCTAAGTGAAAAAGAACATCGCCCTGTTTATACTCTTTCTTTACAAGAGGAATAAAAAAGTTAAAGAAATAATCTTCAATGATACCAAGCCACAGAACAGAATTAGATCTGCAGCCAAGGTGTGTATCACTTATCATCCAAACTCTACTCATATTAAAATAATTTTCTTATCTTTCGTTTTTCTAAAATATTATACTTATCATCAAGTTCCTTAATTAATTCATCCTTGAATTTATTTGATAATGAGTTATAGAACTTATTAGGAAAAACATCAAAGTAATCTGATATAACACTAAATAGATCAACTCTGGTATATGAAGTACCTAAATGTTCAATGATATGAAAATAGATCTTATTAATCTGAACCTTATTAAGTTTCTTAATTACGCCATCTTTAGTTACCATATTAAGATGTTCGAATTCACTACCACGAATTAAGGAATCCACTTTTGAAAATAGCATATTATAATGCATCTTATCATCAGGGTCCATGTTATCACCATAGGTATTAGAAACATTAAATGTTATCTTATTTTCAGACGGATCCTGTTCGCCGTATGAATTATTGAAAATCTTGTCGTGTTGCATAAATGTTAATGTGTTATATCATCAGTTTCGGTAAGGCGCATGTTATCATAGTTTATATTAAATCTGCATCGGCTGCCTTTTCCTTGACCATCACGAATTTTTAGAACCTTTAACCAATACTCACGATTTGCATGCATCATACTATCTTGAATAAGAGCATACATTACATCGGCGGTATGGGCAAGACCTGCAGATTCAGCAATGTTTTCCATTTTAATTTCAGTTGAATCCCAGGCACCACGATTAAGCTGTGTTGCAGAGATTACTAACATATCTCTCTTTACTGCCAATGCCCTAAGATCTTCAGCGATTTGCTTAATCTTCATATAGGTATTTTCAGTATTAGGATTGCGATAGTTAGATAAAATGTTAATGTAGTCAACTACCAAAACATTAACTTTATGATCTTGTGATTCTTGTAATTCTTTAAGATAGGCTTCTATATCAAGAACAGAACCTTGTGATGTTGGAAATTCCTTAATAAAAAGTTTTCCTGGTGGTAATAAACCGCGAGATATCTTTTCTAATCGGCGTTTCATAAAATCACGATTAACTGATTTTTGATCATACTCCATCATAGGAATATCTAAAAGGTTAGCACCAATTCTTTTAAGAACTTTTTGTGCAGACATTTCAGCAGTAATGAATACTACATTATGACCCATCCTTACAAAGTTAGCAGCATCATTTGCCAACCAAATAGACTTACCTACGTTTTGTTCACCTGCATATATTACTAATGATTTAGGATCATAACCACCACCTGATACATTATCAATAAAAGTCCAACCTGTTTCTAGTTTCTTATTCTTTCGCTGTATGTGATGTTCAGGATTAAAGAAGTCTAAACCTATATCAGAATCAAAACTTAATGAACCTTCTCCTGATATCATACCAATTGCTCTGGTTACAATATCTTCAACATTATCAGGTGATACATCTTGTGTTTTTACATATTCAATTGTTTTAACCAATTGCTTATCAAAATGTTTCCATTTAATCCATGATTCACTGGTTCTTTTTATCCAATCCTGATCATACTCATTAATGTTTATTGAATAAACCGCAGAAACGATTTCATCGGAAATTTCATTAGGATCATCTTTAACTAAAGCTTTCATTTGATCCTTTGATGGACTTTCTCCAAATTTGGTATGAAAATCTTTTGCTAATTTTGCAAGATGATCTACATCACTATTAGAAAAGAAACCTGGTTTTACCGACTTAAGGTAATGAGGCTTATTTATAAAATAGTTAAAGAATATTTTTTCGTGATCTACGCCTGAATACATGTTTATTTTTTTATGAAAATAGTTGACTTAGTTTTATTCATAAGGATTTTTAAGTACCTCGTATGTTACATATGCCGAGGTGGAATTAACTTCTCCTAAAATTTTATCTGCAACTAATCTCTCTATTATAGTGGAGGTCTGTTCTTCGGTTAAACTGTATTTCTTTTGTAAAGAAACATTAGTGAATTTAATCTCCTTTGCAACTTTACCACAATAATCTCTAATTAATTCAAAGATTACATCTTCAGGATCGGGATATCCTGATAATGCCGTGTGATTGCCTAATACATACTTAACCTTAAGTTTAGCAGTATTAAGCGTTTTCTTCAGCATGTTCAGAAAGAATTTCAGTTAGGTTACCAAGATCTACATCATCAGTTCCATAACAGAACTTAGCATTAACAATAGGTTCTAAACGATCAAGAACATCTTGTGTGATTACTCTAGGCGTAAATAATTCATTTAGTTCAACTAGGTCATTAAGATGGGCAACTGCTAATTTACGAGCGGTTGCTGAAGGTTGAAAATAAACGGTTACTTCTTTACCGTCTCTGTTATAAATATGTTGACGACATTCAGTTTTACCTGCTTCAGTTAGTTTTTCATATTGACCTTCTGTAATGAATCTTCCTTTTTCAATACCGCAATTATCCCAACTAATATATTCCTCTAATCCAATATAAGGATTCATTCCTTTACTAAATGAAATGTGGAATTTAATTGGAGAAGGTTTTGCAAAACGGTTCTTATTAGGTTTAGCAGTTACAACAATACCAGTTTGTTCTGTACCTTCTTTAAGTTTTGCCTTACCTAAGAAAAGAATGATTGATGCAGCATATTCCGGACCGGTACCACCACCTGAAACCGTTTGTGAAAATAGGTCTTGTGTTTGGTATGTGTGGTTAGTGAATAAGAAAGGAATCTTACAGATACCTAATTTAGTCATAAGAATACGAAATGCAGATTTCAATAATTTAGCACGGGTCATATCTGCTTTATCAGATCCACTCTTGGCATCATCAATTTCTTTTTGTGTAGCAAGGTTACCGGCAGAATCCAATGCAATAAGAATCTTTGGTAATTCTACTCCTTTACTTTTTTGTTCAATTAATAGGTCAGTTAATGCAGTTACCGAACTTCTAAATTCTTGAACAGTATTACACGGTTCATAGCGGAATTTTGAAGGATCAATTCCAAACTTTTCAACTAGGTCACGATCTACTGCATTTTCAGAATCGTAAAATACAATACTATAACCCATAAGTTGAGCCTGTTTAATTGCATTAAGAAGAAGGAATGTTTTTCCAGTTCCTGATGGTCCGGCTAATGCAACTGCTCTGTTATTAGGATATCCGCCACTAAAGGAGCCGGTTAAACATGCATTAAGATTAAAATTGCCAGTTGGGATGAAGTGATCAATTTCTGATACTGTTGATTTATCAAGAGTGTCTCCATACTGAGAGTGTTTTGACATTTCCTTGTTTAAATCGTCGAATGAAAATTCTTTACTCATATTCTTTTATTTTTATATGCAAATTACTTACTATTGTTTAATAAAAATTTATCCTTAAAGATAGTCTTCCAATATTGATTAACAACATTATCCCAATTAAGTTCCTTAGTTATTTCATCATATACTTCTTCTGTATATTTTTTAAGTTTATCTGGATTAAGATTAAAATCTTTTATGATACTTACCGCTTCTTCAACGGTTTCAAATGTTTTAATACTCTTAAATTTATTTGCAAATCCTGTTTTAGTTGATAATACAGGAATTTTACAAAATGCGGCTTCAGCTATTCCATAAGGTCCTCTATCATTAGTACTTGTACAAATATACATATCAATATCATTATACATAGTCCGAGATTCGCCTAAGTCTTTACCATGAATAAATACCGCATCACCACCAATACCTTTTGCAATGTTAACTAACATATGAGGTCTTTTTATCTGATCCCAACCAGGATTTATGAAAGGGGCTCCATTAAGACCTACTTTATTAATCTTTGTTACTTTGCGATTAGGAATAAATTCTTTGGAATCAACGCCAGCTATTATAAGAGAGGAGTCCAGATTATACTGTTCTTTAAGTACTTTTTGCAAGTCTTCGCCAGCAGAACACCAGGTAATACCTTCTCTAGGTATAATATTTTCTCTAAAATGAGAACTAAGATTTGGGATAGACCATATTGCACATACCATTTTTTGATATGCTTCTTTAGGAAGTCCTTCTATAGCAGATAGTGTGCCATTACCTAATATAATATCAAATTCTTTCCACCCACCATCTCTCCAAAGATAATTAACATGGTCTGAATTAGACCAGTTAAAATGAACAAATTCATACTCGTCAGATAAAGCATTACCTAGACCAGTATGAATTCGTCCTATAGCCCAACCGGGCTCATTATATGTTGCTATTCTGGTTTTTTTTTCCCTCTATTAGTAGAATACATTTTTTCAACCCATTTTTTAGTATATAATTCTGGATCTTCTATTGTGTACCAACCTTTATCTAGTGTTACATATAAGGCTTCTCTAAAATATTTTTCATATTTTGGAGCAATTGCCTCAAGAGAGAAGTTTTCGCCATGCTTACGGCAATCGATAGATTTAATTTTACCAGCTTGGCAATCGCGAGCGGCTTTAACAAAATCTTCAAAAGAACGGCAGCGATATCCAGTTACACCATGAATATTATTTTCAGCAAATGCACCCCAATCAGTCGTAATTGTTGGAGTACCACATAATAGGTTTTCAATTTGAACTCCACCAAAAGGTTCAACATACATTGAAGGTAAGAATGATGCAATTGCGCCTTTCATTAAATTCTTTCTCTGTTCTGCATCAACATATCCAATGAATTCAACGTGTTTAGGCCACGGATTCTTTGTATAAAATTCATCACCAATTTGTCCGGCTATTTTAAGCTTTGCTCCAATTGCCTCGGTTGCCTGGATTGCAATATTAACACCTTTACCATCATATACACGGCCTACATAAAGGAAGTAGTCTTCTTTCTTTGTTGAATATTCAAATTCGTCAAGATCAAAATAATTAGGAATAACCTGGTCATACCAGCTCTGACGACACATACTTACATTACCTAAACCGCAGTACGCATGGTAAATTGCATATGATTCAAAGATCTTAAATACTGACCACATACCACCTGCATATCCAATGCCTGGTTCAATAATACATAAATCAGGGTGGGCATCACAGATAGGACGAACACCAGATCCCCAGAAAGGCAAAATAATATCACCGGGTTGTTTTCTCTTTTCTATTTCTTGAATAGCATTTTTATAAAATGTTTGATATGCTTCATCCTGTGTATCATACTTAAATAAATGAGTCTTATAATCATGACTTCCATAAACCTTTTCCCAAACATCATTTGTAATTACTGTGATGTTTTCATTTGCATCCGGGTTAGAATCTTCATGACCATAATGCATTAAGTAATGTCCTCGTGATTTCATCATTTTACAAAACTTCCATGCCTTTTGTGTATAGGCACAAGCAGTAAAATCTTTAGTTGTTTTAGTATGAGGTAAACCTAAAACGTGTATTCTGAACTTTTTGTCTTTTTCCATATTTTATTTATTTTTAGAATAAACTCGTTGTATAAATAAGATTTCTATTAAATCCCTTAAATCCCATTGCAGTTACTACTCTATTTATTGGATCTAAAATTGTCTTTTCAAATTGTACATCATAATCTACTTGAGGTGAAAATTCATAAGGATATTCGCCCGGAGTATATGCAAATACATCACATGATTTATCAGTAGAAAAGTACATTTTTAATTTTTCACCGTTTCCTAAAGGCTTATACTTTCCTTTAAGTTTATTGTTATTATTCAAAAGGTAATTATGATAACCTGCAGCCCTTACACCTATTGGGCATTTAGAACCAATTTCAAATTGATCATAATCATTAATAATGTAGTTTTGATAGTTATTAACCTTTTTAGAGAAACTAATTTGATCAATATTTGCAAGTTTAAACTGCCTCTTAATATCTTTTAATAAAGCGGCAAACTCTTTCATATTTAGTTGGTTATTTGAAAAGATATAGGTTAACAGTTCCTTTAGTTTCTCTCTTGCAAACTGTGGGGTTGATGATTGAATAATCTCAAACCCCTTGGCACTAATTTTACTTAGTTCATCATAATGAATATCAGGATCTTTCCATACAATGTTTTGCATATACTTTTTCTTGGCAAGCCATATTGCATTTTTAGCAATACTCTCCAATTCAAAGCTTAAGAAGTTTTCAGCATTATTATCATCAGCATATTTCTGAAGAATCTTTTCAATATAATCTGCTAACCTAGTTTTATAGAGGTTAAGAATAAACTCCTTTTCGTTGCCAGACCAATCAGATTTTTCAATAACTTCATCAAACTTAACATAGATTGAATCCGTATCAATATAAATACCTACTGGTTTTTCAATTTTACCAGTGACAGTAATACCCATTTGTTTATGGGTTTCTAAATCTTTATGCCAAAATTCACGGAAGTATTTATTAATTAGTTTTTCAGTGTAGAGAATTGCATCCTTTCCCTGAAGAGTAATAGTTTCCGCAATATCAACATTAAAGAAATAGAAGTAAGGATTACCAAATGCACCATAAATAGAGTTAAGCATTAGCTTAACAGCCTGTTCATAGTTATAATATTTGGAAGCCTCTTCTTTAATCTGTTGTATCTCTTCAGTCATATTTTATTTTTATATGAAACCTTTGTAAAAGGTTTAACTTTAATATTCCGTTATTACTCGTAACGGAAAGGAATTTTCATTCCTCTCCGCTTGAGAATCTAAGTTAATAGATTATGAGATTATTCTTCATCAGTAATAGCAACGGCTACAGTAAGATGCGTATTAGTATCTAATGAACGAAATACTACTTTATTCTCGCATACCATTACCTTGTAATTTTCCTTATCTAGAAGGTTCAAATACTTTTTGTAAATAACCACCTTTGCACCGCTATCAACATTACTTTCAAATGTATGACAAAGTGTAGCATCGTATGAAGAACCTTTGATACAGATTCCTTTATTACTTGTGTAAATAGTAAAAGTATCTTCATCCTTATCAAGGTTAAACAATGATTTCATTTTATCTACATGAGTAGTAAGAAGATCAAATTCAAACATTTTGTTATCGGTACCAAAGGCACGATCAGTTTCTTCTTTACTCATTTCCATAAAAGAAAGTGAAGGATCGGTACAAGCAAGACTGATTTGAAGATCATCATTTTCTAAGATAAAATCACTTGCCATTAATTCTCCATCGTATTCAGTATATCTGATACGTCCTTTAACATCTCCGTTAAAATGAGTAAGAGCATCAATTACTTTACTCCCATTATAAAAGCTTACCTTGAGCGGGGAACTAATCTCTGCATCAAAGATATCCTTTGTTGG